GATATGGTGATATTACTTTCAAATTAGATTATGCGAAGAGTGATAGAGCAAAGTATGAAATACTAGATACTGAGACTGGTAAAACATGGGAGCAAGGCGGTGTATTATTTGGTAGAGTTTCTGAATTAGAAGCATACGCTGATAATTACATTAAACCTAGCGGTGGAAGACAATCATCTAGATTTTAATAAAAACAAAAAAGAAAAGTATATGAAATTAATAGACAGGTTAATACTAGAATGGTCTTACAGAACTGAGAAAGGATACCCAGACTTAGATAACGAAAAAGATTTAGAGGTATTTGAATCAATGTTTAACATAAACTTAGTTACGTTAAGAGAAGCAAGATATAACTTCGACTACTTAAACACAGAAGCACAAAAAGTAGGAAAGTACCTAATACAAGAACTAGGACTTGACGACAGTGAAATAGTAAGTCACGCAAAGAACAGAATTATAATCTATACAGATAGAGCTAGACAGGATGTTTTTAGTTCACTTGAGAAACTAGGTTACGAAAAAGGAAAAGTAACAGGAACTAGTGGAGGAGGTTTTAGAACACCGACTGGAGTAGAAATTATACACAAGAACATATCATCAGTAGGACTAGCAGGACTATCTAACGAGTATATCGTAGTAGATAAGATAAACGAACACATAGAACTAAGCGAAAGCTTAGATGTAACCTTTCAGGCAGGAGGAAAAAAGGTAGAATACTTTAACGTAAAGCTAGCAGAATCGGTAGGAAAAGCAACTGCAAAAGGACAGAAAGCAGATGTAGCTATAACAGATTCAAAAGGAACACATGCTATATCTATTAAGAAAGACGGATCATTTAGATGGTCTTCTGCAATGGGATCTCACAAATTCGTATTCCAAAAAGTACTGCAACCTGCTTTTGAGAAAGGAACAAGTACATTAAAGTTGGTACCGGACGAAGAGAAGAAAGAACTCCTTAGAATGATAAACCCAGCAAACAACCAACCTTACGGAAGAATACACGTAATAAATGCTCCAGGAATGGAGATAGAAGGGCTAGCATTCGGAACAGATAACGCAATAGTAGTTCAAAGAACCTTTACAGACGGAGATTTCAAGATGGAAGGTAACAAACTAACAATCGACTGTACAAAGATAATGACAGACGTAAACGATTTCGGAGTAGAAGATGCTCCTATACTTCAGTTTGAAAGAAACGCTTCAAAAGCAACCAAATTAGACGGAATTAATGGAAGAGGAATCACATTAAGAACAGTTCCAATCTCAGTAAAGAACAAAGCAACATCAAAAGCAAACAACCTTACTTTAGATTGGAATGACATAAAATAAGTTATGGCAAACAAGCAAGACATTAAAAAGATTGTTGCGCAAGAGTACCTTAAGTGTGCAAGAGATCCTGCATACTTCATGAAGAAGTACTGTTATATACAACATCCAACAAGAGGTAGAATATTATTTAACCTATACCCCTTTCAATCGGAGATATTACATCTATTTAGAGATGAGCAATATACAATCATATTAAAATCAAGACAATTAGGAATATCTACCTTAGCAGCAGCATATGCTCTATGGTTAATGCTATTTCATAAAGATAAGAGTGTATTAGCCCTTGCAACAACACAGGCAACTGCACGTAACCTTGTAACAAAGGTAATCTTCATGTACGATCAACTACCTAAGTGGTTGAGACTGCCTTCATTAGAGAAGAATAAACTATCTTTAAGGCTTACAAACGGATCAAAGGTACAAGCAAAATCATCTAATGCAGATGCAGCAAGATCGGAAGCAGTATCTTTACTATTAATAGATGAGGCAGCCTTCATTGACAATATTGACGAGACATTTGCAGCAGCACAACAAACCTTAGCAACAGGTGGACAGTGTATGGCTTTATCTACTCCAAACGGAATAGGAAACTGGTTTCATCAGACATGGGAGAAAGCAGAAGCAAAAGAAAACTCATTCTTACCAATAAAATTACCATGGTCTGTACATCCAGAAAGAGAACAGGAATGGAGAGATCAACAAGATAGAGATTTAGGTGCTAGAATGGCAGGACAAGAGTGTGACTGTGATTACTTATCATCTGGAGATACGGTATTTGAACCAGCAGACATTTCATTCTACGAGGAAACTTATATGAAGGATCCGATTGAAAGAAGAGGAGTGGATGGTAATTTATGGATTTGGGAAAACCCGGATTACATGAAATCATATGCAGTTGTAGCAGATGTATCTAGAGGAGACTCGGCCGATTTTTCTGCCTTCCATATTATAGATATTGAAAACAGTGTACAGGTTGGAGAATATAAAGGAAAAGTATCACCAAAAGAATTAGGAAACATACTAGTAGGAGTAGCATCAGAATATAACGATGCACTATTAGTAGTAGAGAATGCTAATATAGGATGGGCAACAATAGAACAGGTACTAGAAAGAGAGTATAAAAATCTATACTACAGTACAAAGAGTCAAAACGATACTGTTGAATCTTATATGTCAAAGTATGAAAGAAGTCAACTAGTGCCAGGATTCACTATGTCAATGAAAACTAGACCTCTAGTAATAGCTAAAGCAATGGAGTATGTTAGAGAGAAGTCGATAACAATTCAATCAAAGAGACTATTAGGAGAAATGAGAGTATTTATATGGAAGAATGGAAAACCTCAGGCACAATCAGGATACAACGATGATTTACTAATATCTTTCGCAACAGCACTATACATAAGGGACACATCTCTAAGGCTAAGACAGCAAGGACTTGACTTAACTAAAGCACAGTTATCATCATTTACAAACTTAAACGCTAGGAACCCTTCAGTCATATCAACAGTTGGAAGTATGAAGAATAATCCGTATATTATGAACACGCCAAGAGGTCCTGAGGACATATCTTGGATACTATAATAAAACATATTTATATATAAATTAACAAATGGCAGACAATACATTATTTAAGAGATTAGGAAAACTATTCTCTTCAGACGTAATAGTTAGAAACGTTGGAGGAGATCAGGTAAAGATCGCTGATGTAAACAAAATACAGACAACAGGAAAGTATCAAACAAACTCACTAGTGGATAGGTTTTCAAGACTATACACAAACAAGAGCAATAACATACTTAATCCAAACTCGAACTATCAAACATTACGAGCACAGTTATACACAGACTACGAAGTAATGGACACAGATGCTTTAATTGCATCAACATTAGACATTCTTTCGGATGAAGCTACGTTGAAGGATGATCAAGGAGAAGTTCTTTCAATAAGATCATCAGACGAAAAACTACAAAAAATACTTTACAACCTATTCTACGACGTTCTTAACATAGAGTTCAATCTATGGTCATGGACACGTAACATGGTAAAGTATGGAGATTTCTTCTTAAAACTAGAGATAGCAGAAGAATTCGGAGTATACAATGTACTACCTTATACGGTATATCATATTACAAGACAAGAGGGAAGTGATCCAGAGAATCCAGGAAAGGTAATGTTCCAATTAGATCCAGAAGGAATGGCTACGTCACAGGACACTAGTTACTTGACTAGAAGAAGTAAAAATGTAATAGAATTCGAAAACTACGAAATTGCACATTTTAGATTAATTTCGGATACAAATTACCTACCTTACGGACGTTCTTATATAGAGCCAGCTAGAAAGATCTTCAAACAATTAACTCTTATGGAGGATGCGATGTTAATTCATCGTATAATGAGAGCACCAGAGAAGAGGACATTCTACATAAATGTAGGACAAATTCCACCAGCAGAAGTTGAACAGTTTATGCAAAAGACTATCAACACAATGAAGAAGACACCTTACATTGATGAAGAAACAGGAGATTATAACTTACGTTTCAACATGCAAAACATGATGGAAGACTTCTACCTACCTGTGAGAGGTGGTGACACATCAACGAAAATAGAGACAGCTAAAGGATTAGAGTACGACGGAACAAACGATATAGAATACCTTAGAGACAAGATGTTTGCAGCCTTAAAGGTTCCAAAAGCATACTTTGGATTTGAAAAAGATTTATCTGGAAAAGCAACATTAGCAGCAGAAGACATAAGATTTGCAAGAACAGTTGAGAGAATACAAAGAATATTAGAATCGGAATTAACTAAGATTGCATTGGTTCACCTATACTCACAAGGATATAGAGGAGCAGCTTTAACTAACTTTGACATCTCGTTAACAAACCCTTCAATTATATTTGAACAAGAGAAGGTAGCATTACTTAGAGAAAAGGTACAACTTGCAGCAGACATGCAAACATCTAAACTATTCTCTTCAGACTACATTTATGACAGTATCTTTAACCTATCAGAAGACAAGTATAGCGAAATGAGAGACTTAATAAGCGAAGATGCTAAAAGAGACTTTAGATTAGCACAAATAGCAAACGAAGGAAACGATCCAGCTAAATCAGGAAAATCTTACGGAACACCACATGATCTTGCATCTCTTTACGGAAGAAGAGCAGGGGACGACAAAGGTCCATCGTTCGGAGAAGTACCGGCAGGATATGAAGACGAAACAGCACCAGTGGGTAGACCAAAAAAGCATGCATCACATTACGGAACCAACAAAGGACTAGGCGGAAGAGATCCTCTAGGAAAGGTAGGAATGAAAGGTGGCTTTCCAAGCGACAATGAAAACGTAAACGAGACAGCACAGGAAAACACTAACTCACTTACACAGGGAGTCTTCTTAAGAAACAAGAATTTATTCTCAGACGATAAACAGATGATCTTCGAAAAACCTAATAAAACGGATAACACTATGTTAAACGAAGATCACATTAAAGATTTAGATAAATAAGTACTATTTATAACAGTATACAGTAATATTGAAAAATACTAAAACATGCGAATAAAACATAGCAAATATAAAAATACAGGATTATTGTTTGAACTTCTAATAAAACAGATAACATCAGACACCTTAGAACAAAGAAACTCACCGGCTCTTAAGATACTAAAAACATTTTACAGCGGAAAATCGGCACTAGCTAGAGAGTTTAAGTTATACGAGCTAATAACCAAAGGAGGTAAGACTTCTCAAAATAGAGCAGAAAGCGTAATATCTACAATTATAGAGGTGTCGAGTAAGATCGATAAGGATGTACTTAAGAAGCAGAAATACAGCTTAATCAAAGAGATAAAGGAACATTACGAGTTAGAGGAGTTTTTTACAATTAAAGTAGGGAACTATAAACCTTTAGCAGCGATGTACTGTTTATTAGAAGCTCATAAGAACACTGAGATAGTAGATCCTTCATTTTTAGTAGACAATAAGACAACATTACTTGAATACCTTACAGAGCGTAAGCAAGATAAGGAAGAAGTAAAAGAGACGTTAATTGAAGAGTATTCAAAGTACGATAAAGACCTAAAGATATTAGCCTTTAAAATACTATTAGAGAAATTTAACAACAAATACGACGATTTACTACCTCAACAGAAAAGAGTGTTAAGAGAGTATATCAACTCAGTAGACTCGTCATCAAAACTAAGAAAACTTTTCAACAGAGAACTAGCAGAGATACAGGAAGCTGTAGTAAAAGCAAGGAACACAATAGAGGACAACGTACTAGTAATTAAATTAGACGAAGTATTAAAGCATATGGAAGAAATACCTAAGACACAGAAAG